GAGTATTTGTAACTGTCGAACTTCGTTAGAGAACAATTCAATCTGTTCTGCCAGCGTGGATATGGTGTTCGCACTACCACTAATCTCACCTTCATATTCTTTTACCTTATCTTCATTGTTTTGTTTTAGTTCATCAATATGTTTTTTCTGTAAGTTATACTTCTGTTCAGCCAAATCAATGTCATATTTTTTAGTTGTCGTGGCATCTTTGTTCATTGTAATCTTGTCTTTTAGAATATTGTTCATGGCAGAAAACACCTGAATATCTAAAAGTTCTTCAATGATTGCTCTGCGGTCAGATGCCGACAATTGCATGAATGGTGTGAATGATGCTGAACCAAGAATTACAATTTGTGTAAATGATTTATAGTTTAATTTAAGAATAAACTTTTCAAGGTATTCTTGGTAATCTCTTACAGCAGCATCTTGATTAATCATCTCACCATCTTGCCAAATCTCAAACACATTTGGCTTAATGCCACGAACAATCTTATAGTGCTTGTTGCCAGAATTAAATTCAACTTCAACAAGACAATCTTTACCATTGATTGAATTCAACAACAATGGTTTATTCACCGAGCGAAATGGCTTGCCAAACAAAACAAAACACAATGCATCAAGCATTGTAGATTTACCTGCTCCGTTTGAACCAACTATTAGTGTGCTAGGTGACTTATCAAACTGTATCTCTGTAAAGTGGTTACCGGTACTTAACAGATTTTTCCATTTTATTTTACGAAATAATATCATTCAGTTTCAGTAGTGAGAGCTTCAACATAAAGCTCTTTCATTAAAGTTTTAAGTTTATCATTATCCACAGTCAATGTCAAGTTATCAATATACTTGGATAGAATGGTCATTGTATCTTCTGCCTGATTCACAAGGTCTTTATCATCTTCAATAATCGTATCGGTAAAGTCCTCAACAATGGCAATATCACCAATGCCTGCCTTGTATAGATTATCTAACACATTATCAAATAGATATGGGTTTTGTTTATTCAATACTACAATCTTTACATAACAATCTTTCAAGGCTGCATAATCAAATTTTTGCCAATAAGCAAAGTCAGTTGTTGCATCATCATAGTTAATTTTATGAAACATTCTATTAGGGTTTGAAACAAATGTCAACTCTCTTGTTTCAGTATCAAACACATGGAAACCACGAGGGTCATTATAATCTGCCCATGTTATTTCATATTGATTACCAAGATAGTGAATAGAACCATTGGTAGACTTATGATGAAAGTGGCCAGATAGAACCATATCAAACCTATCAAAGGTTGATTTGTCCATTCCTGTATGACACACATTACCTCTATCCATTTCAAACCCAGCAATCTCAAAATGTCCAAATACTACTTGCGATTTGGTTGTCTTTAGAAATTCTAAAGCTTGTTCATAATTACTTGAGTTAATCCATGGTATCATCGCAACAGATAGACCATCATACTCCATATCTTTTGGTTCAATCATCACATTGATATTAGTGTAATGGTCAAACAACTCATGCATAGCATTAATCTCATTGGTGTTCTTGTAAGTAACATCATGGTTACCAACAATCACATCCATATTAATGCCTTCTGTCTGTAATACATCAAAGAAGCGTTTACGCCACGAATTAAGTGTTACAAATGAAATAAACTTTCTGCGGTCAACAACATCACCAAGATGGCAGATGTGTTTAATGTTGTTTTCTTTTAGATAAGGAAAGAATGTGCCTTCCCAAAACTTAAAAAAGAATTCATTAAATCGTGGGTCATCACCACGAGCACCTGCATGGGTGTCGTTTATAAGAGCAATCTTCATAGTTCTTTTGGAATATCCAATTCGTCAGCGTCAAGAAACTTCTCTAATCCTTTTGTCTTAGATTTTTTTTTCTTTTCTTTAGCTTCTTCAAATGTTTCAATAAACTCAGCAATGTTATCATAGAGTTCAAACTGTTTCATATGACCATCAACATCTTCATACATTTCGCCTTCATCAAGCATACCAAATTGTTGTGTTGCCTTATACTTTACATACAGTTGTTTTTTTTCTTTTTGGATTCTACGCAAAAAAGCAAAGTAAATAATTTGTGTAAAGTAGGCAAATGGGTTCTTTGATTTAGTTTCATCAAAATTACGGAAGTATTGGATACAATTCTCAATACCATCTGCAATCATTTCATCACGAAAAGAATATGATACAAAATTAGGTTTGCGAGAAAGGTGTTCTGCAATCTTTAGAAAACATTCACCAACATAATTTGGAATTGGTGGATCTTCTTTCTTGGCTTTCTTTGCTTTCTTACATCTTTCTTTATAGTCAATAAGTGCAGCCAAGAAGTCTGCATTGTTTATGTAATGTTTTTTACTCATAATGATTTAATAATCCTAATTTATTACCGCTCAATTCATTTACTACTCTGTCATGCAATTTAAGAACTCTTTTTTTATATTCAAAGCCAAGTAAACCTGCCTTCTCGGCTTTATCATAAGGTGGTACTTTACCAATACTTGTGTATTGTTCTGAAGTTAAATCAATTATCTTACCTTCTTTATCTTGAACCCACCAATGATATATTTCACCATCAAAGCCTCGGTACAAACTTAATTGTTTAGAACCAAATATCTTATACAAACAACCAGAGGCATTATGACAATGGCCAAAGGCCGGATTACTTTCGTTTCTAATTATCCATTTTTTTGGCAACAAATCTGGTGTAAGGTTTCGTTTAATAACCTCGCATACTGTTTGTAGGTTCTGTTCATTATATTCTAACATACAATCATTATATCATACTTTCCACAAAAAGCACCATCTTTATGCTACATTTGCCTCATTTATCGCTTGACAATGTTATAGTAGCGGTGTTCCGTTTGCAAGTTTAGTGTAAAAGCTTCTTCTTAATATCCTGACGAAGCAGTTTTAATTCTTCCATAGCTTCTTGTTCTTCCTCTACTGACATCTCCAAATCATCTTCTTCCATATCATGCAGTTCATCCATCTCATCATTTTTTCTATCTTCTTCAACTTCTGTTACCGTTGTATTGTAATAATCAATAATGTGTTGTTTTGGTTGAAATACGGAAAGAATGTCTTGAGCATATATGTTAGCAACATTATCTTCAACTAATTCTAAAGGTAACCAAGGACTCATCATCATTACAGCTCTGCCAGTTGGCATTCTTTTAAACATCAAAGTCATTGGGTTTGTTAAAGTAATTGAGCCTTCTTCATCATCAGTATAATTTGCTATAACATCTTCACCTGATTGCAGTCTTACTATTTTTATATTATCCATTTTTTAGGTCTATGTTATAAAACTTGTAATTGAATTTTTCATCATCGTATATTTTAACCCTTTCCACAAAGTGCTTAAGGGTGTAATTGGTAAATTTGCCTATACGGAAATCATCAGAGATATCAAATAATGTGGCTTCAGTTTTATCATCACCTATCCGTAAACCTCTACCGATAGATTGCAGATTACGAATCCTAGACTTAGAAGGACTTGCAAAGATGATATTGTGTAGATTGCGAATGTTAATACCAGTAGAGAAAGTGCCATAAGATGCCACAATAATAGCGTCTTTTTCTTTTTCAGTAATAGCACGAATTGATTCACGGACTTCAACATCTGTTCCTCCGTAAACAAAGAATACCTGGCGATTCTTTGCTTGTTCTTTGATAATTGAATGTAAATCTTTGCCATGTTTTTCTACAAACTGGAAAAGAATAAGAGAATTACCTTCTAAAGATAGTGCTAGGTTCTTAATGAATTCATTTCTAGCAGCGCTCATAACTATATATTCAACTTCTGTATTATAGTCCCAATCACGAGCCATTTTACAAACAGAATCAGGATACTTTAATATAAGGCATTTGATTTTGAAATCTGCTAATTGTTTGTTTTGAATTAGTTCTGCGGTAGAAGTGGCTCTATAAACAGGACCAAATAAACCTTCTAACACAAGGCGATGTGTTTGAGTACCATCTAATGTACCTGTGCAACCAATACGATACTTGGCATTAATTGTGCCAGACATAATCGTTGTGAGTGATTTGGCTTTGAATTGATGTGCTTCATCACCAAGAACAAAATCATATTGTTCAAAATACTCTGGTGGGTTCTTGTAGATAGATTGCCATGTGGTAATCGTTAGAAACTTATCTGTAACTTTGTCTTTACCTGCATACTGTCGGTGACAATGTTTATCTGAATCGTATCCATAATCTTGAAAGTCTTTATACATTTGTTCAACCAATGATGTGGTTGGAACAATCAATAGACCTTTCTTGTGGCCTGAATCTTGTATTTGACGGAGTATCAAATAAAGAATAAGAGATTTACCTGATGCCGTAGGAGATAATAGAAGTATTCGTTTGTTTCGTATTGCATGAACAAAAGAATTTAATTGGTAATCTCGCACTTCATGTGGAAGATTAAGTGTTTCAATAAAATCTTTGGCTTCTTTGATTGAGAAATTTTCAGTAGCAGTTACCTCTGAATCAATCTCTACTTGATATTGCCGTTCTTCAGCAAACTTTTGAATGTATGGAACAAGGCCATGATACAGGCCCATTGTTCGTAAATCCAATAGGCGTATCTTTCCATCCCAATATCGTGCTTTGTATGCAGGTGTAAATTGATAACCTGGCACAAAAAAAGTAAAGTAATCTGAAAGTTCTTGAGCTATATTTCTTTCTGATTGAACACGAATAAAAGCTTCATTGACTTTCTCTAGTCTAATATCCAATTAAATTCCTTGTATGAACCGCTCCCAGGAAATAAAATCCCTTAGCTGGTAGGTTCTACTATTCAGTTCTTTCAAAATACTTTGACAAGCATCTACAATCTCATCGTGTATCATTTTTGATGCCACTAATTTGTTTAAGTCATCATCACTTTCAAAGTAGGTATTGATTTCAGATTTCAATACAAATGGAAATGGTTCCCATCCATATTGTCTAAGAGTATCATCATCTAGTTTACCTGTATAATATTCCCATTTAATTCGTTTTAATTTGTTATACTTGAACTCGGCTTCTTTTGCCAATAGGCGATGCCGTGAAAGTATATTCAAATACTTACTATGTAATTGTGGAATGTTTGTGAGTTCTTTGCCTGGTTCTGTTCTATCAATAACAGAATCTTTTGCCCACAATTCTAATAATTCATCAAGTTTATTCATACCAAAGCCTCCTTTCAGGAGTATATCAGTTTTGTGATACTATGTCAACATCATAATAGGAATATCTGAATGTGGCATCGGCAGTAATGATACTGTCTGGTGTATCAGATGCCGACATTACAAATGTAGATAGTGTTGTAGGGAATACTTCATAAAATTTAAATCGGTGAGTTGGATTATTTGCCGATGATAATATGGTAACTGTAGCATCGGAATATTGGGCACCAATTCCCAATTCTTGCCTTATGCCAGCTTGTTTACTTAACAAACTTAAATTTTGGTATTCTTTAAAATCTGTTGGAAAAGTCATAGCACGGATCCAATCATGTATTTCTAACCATGCTTTTAATTGTTCATCAACAATAAAGGTAACATTCAGTAAGTCATAAATGGCTTTTTCACCAGGTCTATACAAGTCAACAAAAGGAGTATTCTGTGGAACTTCAGACATGGAGATGCCAGGCACACTTACTGATTGGCAAAAGTATTGCACATTGGATGCCCTACTAAAGTTTAATTGAAACTTATTAGGGTGTAAGTAATTTGGATTGGCTGGGTTTCTTGTGATTGCTGTCATACTACTATTTATACGCCAAAAAAAAGAGGCACCGAAGTGCCTCTTTAAGAACTCTCTTGTTGGAGTTTTTAATTACATCAAATTGTAAATCCGGAAACCACGGTAGTAGTTGTTGGATTGAACAGTCAATGCGCCAAGGCCTTGTGATGTACCTTCTGCAAATGGGTTGGCAACGAGACCGTAACGGGTCTTGAAACCAATCTTTGGCTGGAAGGTGCCAGTATCAACTGCACGAACCATTTGCAATGGAACGTATGGGCAGTAGAAAATACCAGCGTCATAGGCGTTTGTACCTTTGTAACCAACAACAGCAAACTCATTGGTAGAATTTGTGGTGAAGTATGGGTCGATGTAAACCTTGATACGACCAAACATTGTACCAGCAAATGTGTTACCAGTATCGTCAACTGTGAGGTTAACTTGAGATTGGAGAGCAGAGTTATAATCTAACAAGCCTGCCATTGCAAAAGCAGATGCAACATCAGAAGAGCAGATTAGAACGTTACCTTTGCCACGACGTGTTGTCTTGGCAATTGTATTAGCTTCACGCTCGATTTGGAATGCCAAACCTTTAATCTTCTCAACCATCCAACGACCGTTGGAATCTGTGTCGAGGTTGAATGTACCAGCAGTTGTTGTACCAACTTGAGCACCCAACTTAGCAACACCATAGATTGTGCGGATAACTTCACGGTTAATTTCAGCAAGAATTTCAGACGACAAAATATTTGCCAATTCTGTTTCTGCATCCAAACCATGAACTGCTTTCAAGTCTTGAGCGAGTTCTAATGAGTATTCTGCCTTCAAAGCACGAGTCTTTGCAGTTACAGTAACTTTCTCAATAGAGAATGCCATTTCTTGGAATGTATTACCAGATGCGCCATCACCTAAAGCTTCAGCACTACCTGTGGTCATAGCAGCGATTGCAGCAGCATTACCAGCAAATGTGTTGTTAGCAGCAGTATCAGAAGGAATGCTAAGGGCGATTTGAGCGCCACCACCGTTTGCACCAGCGAAACCTGTGTTGGCTTCGTTGTAGAATGCTTCTGTACCACCTTGTGATGCATAGCGTGAACGCATAGCAAAAATCAAACCTGTTGGACCAGTCATTGGCTGAACACCGCAAATATCATAAGCGATGAGGTTAGGCAACGAACGGCGAACCAAGCTGATTAAGATTGGGTCGAAACCAGCAACAGGGCCTGCAGCAGCTGCACTGCCACCAAAACCGCCTGTACCAGCAAAGTTTGTTGGGGAACCAGCTTCTTGAAGGATGTTACCAGCTTTAGCCATTTCTTGAACTTGATTTTCAAGAACGACAGCTGTTACTGCTTTACGATATGGGTCTTTAATAGCAGGCATATCTGGATGATCCAGAACGCCTTCCCATTTTTTCTGTAATTGTTCGGACAAATACATTGAGTTTCTCCTTAGAGTTTAATTAAATTTTTGTTTTAGAAATTGCGTTTGCAACTGCGGCAACATAAGGGTCGTTAGAAACGACTTGCTTCTCTGAGCCATCAGTTACTTCTTCCTGAAGTTGTGCTTCACTGGCTTTTTTAACACCAGATGGGAAATAGTTCTCACGGATTGTTTCAAGTTTCTCTTTGTATTCGTCCTCTGTGGAGAATTCAACACTCTCTGCGAGTGATTTGATTTTTTCAACTTGAGTTGCGATGAGACCTTCACATACTTCGGCAGTAATTTCTTTTTTGCGAGATTCAACTAATGCCTTAGCATAGCTAACACCACGCTCGATTTCTTCGTTGAGTTTGGTTTCAAGTTCTTCAACTTTACCAGCCAACTCATCAACGAGGTCGATTTTTTCTGCAGGCACATCAATATAGTGCTCTGCAAATAGATTGCGTAAACCGGCAATAAAATCTTCGGTCATTTCAGAACGGAGACCAGATTCAATAGCGATTTGGTTTTCTTCCATCCATTGCTCAACAATGTAAGATAGATAGTCGTCAACTTTCTCTGTCAAATCTTGCTTGATAGACTCAACTGCTTCTTCAAGCATACCAGCATAACGCTCTTCGGTTTCTTCTTCAATTTGAGTAACACGGTCTTGGACACGAGCTTCAAAAATTGTAGAAACTTTGGATTTGAATTCTTCTGAAATGGTAGAATCATCAGCGAAAAGGGCGTCAATGTCCTCTTTCATCTTTTTCTTCATCATTTCTTTTTTCTCGTCATCATGCATTTTTTCAGCAATGATTTCTTCATTGGACTCTGCTTCTTCCATTTTGGCAGAAGCGGCAGATGGCTTCGTTGTTGGAGCAGCTGCAGATTTAGCGCCCTTTGTTGTGTCGATTTTATTAGAATCGTCAGTTGGCTTACTGTCTTGTGGTGTTGGTCCACCCAAGTCAATAATTTCGCCATCTAGTTTTTGTGTAGGCATAGCTGGTGCAGCACTCTTGCTTTGTGCAAGAATTTCTGCGGCTGCCTCAAATAATTTGTTTGATGCCATTAGGAATCTCCTTATGATTTTCTATTTATAAAATTAAAGTTTTCGGATAAAGTTTTCAAACAAGGTTAAGGCAACCTGTTCTATGTCTTTGCGTGATGCTTGTCTAATCTGTCTTTTTGCTGAATCAATGTCGGCCTCTACAAAACGACCATCAACAAATAACCATTCTTTGTTCTCCATAATCCCATTGACAAATGCACCTGGAGCAGATGGATCTGCTACAATATCAGCTGCCGTTGCCAATTTGAAATCATCTTGTACCAAGTTATAACCTTCTCTTGTTTGCGTGAGTGAACCCATGCCACGAGAAGATACTCCAAGGTTAACACCAGAATCAATAAAGTTTTTAACAATCTGACCATAGGGTGTTTCTAAAATCATCGCTTTACCAATGAATGCCTCACCATTGTCCTCAAGTGAAACAATCTTATGTGATACACGCTCTAAATTAATAGATGGGGTATCAGGATGACCTAATTCACCTAAGGCACGATTTGTTTTGACAAACTCCTCATTGTAACGACCAACTTCTTTAGACAATGTATCTTTGGTATAAAGTCGGTTGTTTTTATTTGGTTTGTCGTAAACTAAAAAAGGACCGGTAATATACAGATTCTTTTTGCCATTTTCACTAGCTTCAGTAATATACTGAACTTGTTCTATTCTTTCTGTAATAAGCTTCATATTACATTCCTGTTAATGGTGTTGTGTAAGCAGCAGTTTTATTTAATTCTAAAAATAATGTTCCGCCTGTTGTAATTGTAATGACTACGTTAGATGTGTTGTTGTTTGCAATTGAATATGCCCACTCATCACATCTAATTTCACCTGCATTATGGAATGTACCAATTACATTGCCATTGCGAACAATAGTAATGTTACCGTTTGTTGACCAGTTAATCCGTTTAATGTTAGCAGCACTAACAACTTCATTACTATTGGCTGCTAAAGAAATAAGATTAGCATAGTAGGTGCCAGTGCCTTCAACACGAACAACCGAAACTGACCTTAATGTATTTGAAATTTCTATTGGCATTTTATTTTATTCCCATGGATGTTCGGCGTCTGATAGACATTTTTCTTTTGAGTAATGTTCTACGCAATTTTGCTTTACCTTTTGTCTTCCAGTACCTTTTTAATTTTCTTGCTTTCTGTATTCTTTCAATAGCAGGTATTCTTTTAACTGTGCTACCTGATACTCTGTAACCTTTTATTGCAGACTTTCTTATATTCTTTTGAACAATAATTCTACCTTGTGCATTTCTACGAATACGGCGGCGAATCTTTTTGACTCGACCCATTTTAATCACATTCGTTGAGGCCTCGTCTAATTGTTCTTCTACTTCAACATAAGTATTTCTACCTACAAATTCTTTTTCTTCTGCCAAATAGTCAGCAGTAATTTCATCAAGGCGATTGAATATAAATTCTTTTGCCTCAATAAGTTTGTTTTTTGCAATTAGCTCTACAAAACTCATTTCATTTTACTAACAGCAAAGTTGGCTGCTTTTTGCATATGATGTGCAGACCTTGCCACCATATCAGCAAATTTTTTTTTGTTCTCATCATTCAAATTCTTATGCACCATTAATACAGCGTGTGCAGTTTGAACATCAACTTTACTGGCAGAACCATCTTTATGGTTTACTGTGCCGTGTTGATGAGAATCTTTAATTTTTTGTAACTGACCGATTGCATCAACTGCTTCAGCCTGAATAACAGGTTGAGATGATGTTGCATAAGGTACAGCAAAATCTTTGTCTAATCGGTCATTATGATACAAAGCAATTTTAGTACCATCAGGATACAAACGAATTGCTTTACGCTTCAATACCAATACAAAAGGTGGGTCTTGTGCTTCTGTTAATTGAACCACTTCTTCTTTTGCCAACTCAACTGACCCATCAGCTGCAGGTGTGTCACCAAGTTTAATTCGGTGAGCTTTATACTTTCGACCAGTCTTATCAATCTTAAAATCTGAAGTATCAACAATATCTTCTCTTACAGCCCGGCGAGTTTGTTGAAAGATTTGTTTATTATTGGTAACAACATCTACCATTTTATTTAACAAATCTTGCACAATTGCTCTATCAACGGATGTTAATACTGGTTTATCTTCTTTCATCTTGTCTAAAACACGATGAATTTTTTGTATCTGTGCTTTATTGGCTAAACCAGCACGAACTAATTGGTCAAACTGTTTATAGTCTGATTTTTCTTCTTCTAATAGAATGTTTCTAAAATCTTTAATGGACTTCATTAAACTTCCGTTTCTGTGTCTTCCGTATCTTGCACTTCAACTTCAGGTTGTTCTTGTTGCCCACCAAACAATGCTGTTGCCAATTCTTGCTTGCGAGCATCTAGTGCCTCAAAGGCACGAGCAGACAATAAATCTGCTAATGTTTCTTTTGCATCAGCAGCTTGTCCAGAAGCTAACTGATTAATAAATGTTTCTGCTGTCATGTTATTCTCCATTATCTCTTATTTATATTAAAAGCATACTTATTTACCGCATCATCCAACTGAGGAGTTAACGACTCCGTGCCGTTGCTTTCCTGAGTGTTGTCCTCGGCTTGACTTGTTGCGTCTGCGTTGGTTGCTTGGGCTGAGGTTTCTTCGCCATCAGCAAGAACGGGTTGGCTGCCTTCTTCTTCAATTTCTTTCTCCATTTCTTCAATATCTTCATCTGTCATACGAAGCACATTTTTCTTAACCCATTTACTAGAGTAATATTTGCCAATAAATGGGTCTAATTGTGTTGCTGTTAATACACGCTCACGAATAAGTTCGGCTTCACGCATTTCAACAAAGTTATTATCTTTCTTAAAGTCGTAATAAATTGCTTCTTTAAAATCGTCCCATTCTTCTGTGGTACAAATTCCTTTGAGTGCTAATTGAACACGCAAAGCATCATCAAAAATACGAGAGAATTTATTACGCAAACGATTAATAAATTTATTAAACTTAACTTCATCACGGGTTACTTCAGTTGTTTTACCAATACCCATAATGCCTGCACCTTGTTGTGGGTCAAGGCGAGAAATTGGAACATTCAACGATTGTAATAGTTTCTTTTGGAAGTATTCAACATCTTCCATTTGACCAAGGTTTTGACCAGCAGGAAGTGTAGTAATCTCAGTACCTTTACCACCTTCACGGCGTGGTAACCAGAAATCTTCTAACATGGATAAATGTTTACGTTCATCACGAATTTCACCTGTATTAGCATCATACACTAACTTGTTACGATACTGTGTCATAATAGAACGCATATATTGTTCAGCTTTACCTTTTGGTAAATTACCAACATCAATATAAAATATACGGCGCTCAGGTGCTCGTGATAAACGATAGATTACAACAGCATCTTCAATCATTCTTAATTGATTGAGAGCTTTAATTGCTTTATGTAGATACGAAATTACAAATGTATTTTTTGCATCCATTAAACCAGAGTTCACATTAATAATGGACTCAGGTGCAATTCTTAAGCCTTGATTTGTAGATGCCGTAAATGATTGTGTTGCCGTACCACGGTCATTGTAAATATAATATTCAGCTACAGATTTAATAATCTGAGCACCAGTTTTTGAATCACGGTCTTTTTGAATCTCACGCACTTTACGAATCTTGCGTGGGTCAATATAACGAAGCTCTTTAATTCCTTCTTTTGGTGCCTTATCATTTACAATGACATGATAGTAAATACGACCATCAATGTACCAACGTTTGAATAGGTCGTCAGCAAGATTACTAAAGTTTAACATTTTTTGAATGTTGTTAAATTCTTCAATAATCTTTTTCTTAATTGTTTCAGGTTGTTTTAGATTATCTAAATTGATATCCATAACCTTGCCATCTGTATCATGTGTAATAGCTTCATTGACAATTTCATCAATTGCCATATCACATTCTGGATGGTTAGACATTTCACGGTAACGAGTAATTAACTCTAACTCATTACGAATAGAACCCTCTAGGTCAACATATGTACCATAGTGAGCATTTTGAGTAATAGTAACCGCACCATCATCAATGGTTTCGGTTGGAAGCGAAAAAGAAGCTTGCTCAGGTTTCTCAACCTGAACAATATCCTTTTTACCTAGTGTAAAGCCAAAAAGTTTTACCGCCATTTTATATCATCCTAAAAAGTAAAGAAGGACCGAAGTCCTTCTCCTTACACAACACCGGTTTCTACTGATTCCCACCACTGGTAGGACAGAGTTACGGTAAATTCTTCAATAGTATCGTTAGAACCCCAATCAACATCAATTGGTGCAACATCAGTTGGGAACACACCTAAGAATTTATACTTCTTAAGCGATTGTCCTGCTTTACCAAATTGTGTAACATCAGAATCAACTGTGTAACTACCAGGTGTCTGAGCTATTGGACTACGAACATTCAAACTATGACTATTGATGCCATTCAACCAACGCTCGAAAGCATTGCGAACAACAAAATCTTCATCGTTAATAATTGTAATTGTCCAATCTTGGAATGTGCGGTTGCCTGCAAACTTTAACTCGCGGCCAAAGTATTGAACAGGAACTACACCAACTGTTGTGCCAGGTAACTGAGCTGTTTTGCACATGAAAGTTAATTTCTGTTGTGCATCTCCCGGTGCTGAGAAACCAGGAAACGGCATACTCACCTCAAATAGATTTGGGCGAGCACCGTCTCCTACCATCTGAGAGCGGAATTGATTTACATTAAATGCCATTGTTTTCTCCTATCTCTCTATTTATTAGAACCGGCCAACGATTTCTTCAAACGAAACACCTGTGCGAACTGCCACAAAGTTAAGTTGAATAAAGTTGACTGAACGAGCTGGTTTGATGTAGATATCGCCTACAAAACGATTACTGTCAATAACTTCTGGTGTGTTGTTTGTTGTGTCGCAAACTACACGGAAGTCAGTAATACCACGGCGACCTTGGACATCACGCAGGTATGGTTCTACTAAGTTTACAAACTGAGCACGAGTAAATTGGTCGTTGAATTCAAACAATGTTGAACGAGCTGCACGAGCAATAGATTTCTCAAGCACAATGAATAAACGGCGAACATTGATGCGGTCAAATACTGATGGACGATTCAACATTGTCTTGTCGCCAAACAAAATTGTACCTTCACCTTGGAATGTTACAACTGGATTGATACCTTGAACATACAAGTTATCACGCTCAGTTTTGGTTGGGTTGTATGCCAACTTAATAACATTCTTAATAATACCACGATTTAAACCGCCAGGTGAGAACCATGGATCACGCTCAAGGTCTGTGCGAGCACAAACACCAGCAATATCACCATTTAATGGTACCCAGCGATACACATCACTATACTTGTCGTATTGATATTTGTAACCAGAATCTAATACAGCGTAAGATGAACTTGTCAATCCTGCACGGAAAGAAAGAATGCTTGTTGATTCAGAACCAGCATTGTTAACAACAGATGCTTTGGTTGGCGACAAGAATACTAGTGCATCTTTACGAGATTCAACAGTAGAAATCAAACTTGCTGCTACTGTTGCATTTCCTGGACCAGAAATTAACAACGAAACATCAACAACATCAGGATTAGCAAAGAATCCATATGCAGTAATAGTTTCAGAATTACCAATTGTACCATCTGCACCAGCACTTAATGATGCTGTAAATGGAGTGTTGATATTGGTGTAAGTTGTTCCTGCAGCCGCAGTTCCCCAATTAGATGCGCCAGGTTGATGACCTAACCACCAAACATATTGTGATTGAGTATTCAATACTGTCTTATAATAGTTTGAAGAACCATCATTGTTGATTGCATCAGATGCTTTAGAAACAAACAAATATTTTTCCAATACTGTGTTTGCAGTACCACTAAATTTACCATCTTCATCAACAACAATAATATGCATTTCATCTCTACTACCGGCTTTATCTGATACATAATTTGATGTGCTTGGAGCAACACCAAATTGGTCAGCATATTGCCATTTACGCAAGATTGCTGTACCAACTGTCACATTTGAAGTAAATGCGGTTGCAACAGTAATTGCAGTTGCATTGACAGAGGCAACACGAACATAAGATGTTCCACCGTCAACAGAAATTAAATCACCAGCAACAATATTGGCAGCAGCATTTGCATTACCATTAATATTGATAACTGTGGTAACATCTGTCAAATAGTTGAGAGCATTTGCTCTTAGACTATCTGTAACTGTTAAGTTAGCAGAATATGCTTGTGAAGATGGACACATAGAAATACGCAAACTATTACCTAAAGCGCCAGCCCATTTAGACGACATTGGGCCGTAAGCAGTATTAGTTGCACCTTCGTGGTTGTTTACATAATCACTTTGATTTTCAATCAAAACACCAGAACCATTGGCTGTGGCATTAAGAGTAGAAGTGGTGTTAGCAGCACGAACAATTTTTAAATTATTTGAATATGCAAGGAAGTTTGCAGCTGAGAACCAGTATTCATAATTTGTAGTGTCTGGTTTACCAAAACGACTAACGAGTTGAACTTCGTCAGACACGGTAACGACTTCATTTACTGGACCCCAATTGAAATTTCCAGCAATACCACCAATAGAGGTGGCAACGGAAGGGACAATTGTAGTCAGGTCGATTTCTGATACATTTACCCCTGGTGATAGCTGAAATGCCATGGATTTCTCCTTAGTTTACGGGTCAATTTTTCTTTATGTTCTATTTAGTTTTTCAGAAAGTTGATACTGAATAACCTGGAGGCAAATGGGGTTTTTCTTTTTCTTCTTTCCACACATCTCCATCTTCCACAGTAAGTTCTTCCTCAGTTCCATTCATTATGAATCCAAAAGGAACAACATCTTCTTCAATCTGTTTAATTCTTTCTTGGTACATTGCTTCACGAATATTAACATCACTCATTTCTCTAAAGTATGGATTAGTCGTTAACCAACTAAACAACACCAACGGCATGACCAAATCATCGTGGTAACCTTCGTCAGCCTGATAACTATCTCTTACCTGAATAAAAGTAGAGATTTCAGATATAACATCTGGATCAAATACAAGAAGTTTCTTTTCTTCTAGTAAAGACTTAAAGGTGAAACATCCAATTCGTTTAACCCTCTTATCGGTATTTACACCCAACTGAGTTTTGCCACCACCAAAACCACCAGAAACCACTTGGCCAGACTTTGTGCTACGATTAATAAACACAATATTTCCATATTCTAGTTCATTGTGGAGAATATGAGCCACTTGTTCACTACTATTTGTTTCAATCAATACATAAGCATCATTGAAATCTCGTGCTACTTTATGTATAATTGTTGGGTATAACATAGGAGCAATTTTATTATCTCGGTATTTACCCACTAGCTTATAAGGAACTTCGGTAATATCAATGATAACAAATGCCGAGTAATCTCCACCCACTCCTTTTGCCGTGTCAGCTACTATTACATAACTGTGTGGTTTTCTCACAAGCTTTTCTTCATCGTCCCTTTCCGCCTTGATTGGATACTCATATAGGTCGAGTCCGTCTTTTGAATAGACCGTAGGACAGGTCGACATATATTCAATCGTGGATGAGTCAATTAAAGTTAAACTTGACCCAAGGAACTTACAGAGAACTTCTTGGTTATATTTCAGTTCACCAAGTTGCCGTCTTTGTTCTAATGCCCAAGCCTCATCTCTGCCGGGAATACGGCTATAAGGAATAAACATTGGAACAAAATCGTTAACCTTATTCACAGCATCATTCCAAAACTTCCAAAAGTGGTTGTAACCAAGTGGTGTGGAAGTAATTAAAATCTTTGTTGTTTGACCAGCGGAGATAACTGGATATACCGCAGTAAAGAATTGGTCTGCAATTGTATTTGGAATAATTGCAGCTTCGTCAATATACAATAAGTTAACAGACTTACCACGAATACCAGCTGCAGTTGTTGCCGCTGTAAAGACAACTGAACCATTTTCTAATTCTATGTCACCTTTATTCCATGTTTTTACACCTTGTTGCATCCATGCTGGAAGATGTTCAAACATCAACTGATAACGGGACATGATTTCACGAGCCGTTGAAGCTTTGTTTGCAAGAATAGCAACAGTTTTAGATTCTTGAAATAATGTGTACCATAAAATGTATGCAGCCGCAACAGTAGTTTTACCTTGCTGACGACCTTCCATAATAATAACTTTACGATTATTATGAATCGTTTCTACTTTTTCTTTTTGGCAATCGTAAAGTTTGAATGGTTGAATACCATGGTCAAGTGTAACTATGTAACAATAGTTATCAATAAAATAAGTTGGATTCTCAACACACTTTGCTAACTCTAAAACTTCTTTTTCGGTATAAGATAAATCTATACCTGCACGTTTTAGACTTGCATTACCATTATAACCATTATTATTCATTCAATTATTTTGTAAAACTTCTTAACATCCAACCTTGTTTTTGATGTTGGTCTAAAATGTCTTGTAGAAAATTACCAACGGCTGGCTCATTTGCACCTTCAGCTGCGGCAATACCAGCACGCAAATGCATCATATATCTTTCGTTATCATTTTTTAGATTTGACAACATTGTTAATGCTGATGGAACGGTATCTGTTTCTTCAATATCAGATAGTTCTAACATTCTACTTAATGATACTGGTGCATATGAATTTAAGGCACGAATATGTTCTGCGATTGGGTCAACATTGGCAAAAACGCCAGTGTAAAAATTACCTAAAAAATCATGGTATTGTGCAAAATCAGGACCCTCAATGTTCCAATGGTATGAGTGTGCCTTAAAATACAACCCAAAGGTTGTACCTAAAATTGTTTTCATTTGTTCAATTAATTGTTCCATGGTATTATTTATTCTCTCTAATTTGTTTAAGTAATTCTGCGGTAGATCCAACAAATACTGCTTTCTCTACATTGATAGATTGGTTGTTTATCTCAACTGGCCGTAAACTTTGTTTTTGTTTTTGAATCTCTAACAAGTCTTTATTTAAGTCACCTAATGTTTTAATAAAATTAGCGGCAACTTCATATGCTCGTGGGTGCTCAGATTCTTGTGCAACTAACAATAGATTATCTATGGCTGCACCACCTTTATCTAGTAAACCTTTAATGTTTTTTCTTGCTAAAGCTGCGTCAGTTTCCACTTCATCAGAGGCAACTAACTCTGTGGTTGGTTTAACCGCAGGCAAAACCTCTGGTTGTTCCATTGGTTCAATATCAAAAATCTCAGATAAATTGTCGTTTAATTTTTTCATAATGTATCAGGCCATTCAGTAAATGTTTCTTCAAATCCATATGGCCCATTTCCATTTGCAGTTGGTGGACTTGGCGTTACCACAATTGCCACCGCTTTTGTTGGTGAAGTATCTATTCTTGTAACTGTAAATGTTGAATTAGAATACACTCCAGTTACTTTATCATTCGCTTGAACTTTTTTATTCAAGTTTGTCAATACTAATGTTCCATCCGCAGTATTACTAAAGTATAATACTTTGCCTGTTACACCTTTGGCTTCAACTTTAATATCTTCACCAGTGGTATATACACCAAAACCTGTTGCCATATTAACATATACTTTTTGTGCATCTAGGTTAGTAGAATCGGTATATATGTTTGCATTGGCTGAAGTAATGTATTTACTAGAATTATTGGCGGATACTGGAGGCCAAATGTAACCTTTGGCAGTAAATGTGAGATTCCAAATAATTAACCGAGTATTCATAAAGTCGCCTTCATAATCAACTTCAGGACTTACTGAGTTAAGAATAACAGGCATATCATACTTTTGATCCATCTCTTTGATGAAATCAATTGTTACTGTAAAATCTGGTGTAAAAAATGGCAATATTTGTTCTAGTATTTGTGTGCCATCTTCTGTGTTTCTTACATAGATTGATAAATTAAAATCAAAATTATATGGAATTGGAACATATTGGCTTCTAAAAGAACCAGAACTAAAGCCAAAATTCTGTAATGTAGTTTGTTGTTTTCTTGTGGTGTCGTATGACATTCCTACCAAATCAAAACTCATACGAGGTACAGTTGTTGCAATAGATTTTGTAAGAGTTGGGTCAGATTGTAAACGAACTAAGTATTTTTCTTTTGCACCATAAGACAATGGCACTTTGGTAATTTCGTATGCGGTTAACCCATCTTTTGAATAGCGGGTCAAAAGAATGTCATTGAACATAGAACCAAACGCAACAACAACTTTGCGAATAGTTCGGTTATAAAAATGTGCATTACCTAACATTATGCTTCACCAAATGGGTTGTGTTCTGTAAAGTCTATAATTGCATCAGACTCGGTTTCAATACGATTATTATCAACCACATCTTCAAAGGCATCATCCATTGTTGAAGTATCAGAAACAGTATTCAATGTCCATGTTGCATTACTGGTTTTGCCTCTTAATGTGCCAGATGTAAATGTTCCTCTAACTCTGTAAACATCAACATGAGAACCAGTTGTATAATCATGGACAATAGCTTGTGCTGTTGCATTAGCATATGTGGCATCAGGACTTACAAATACAATCTCATCATTAACAAATGCACCTGAACCACCAGCGTTTAGTGTAAGGCGAGTGCGTGGGTATGCATCTCTGATTTGACCATCAATTTCAGCATTGCCTGTTTCAACAACTTCATTAGAAAATACAAACTGTTTTAATTTCAATGCATACACATAAACATTACCGCCACGACCACGACCTAATGTGTAATACATGGCCTGACCATTTTCATGCTCTACAAAAGTAATTTCAAAAAAGTTTTGTAATAAAGGGATATAAATTAAATCACCTTCATTTGGCCGAAGTTGGTTTACAGTAAATGCAAATCTACGGCGAGAAACCAAAAGTGTTAAATCATCTCGGATTTCAAGCCCAAATTTGGACATAAAATCACCTTCACCTTCCATGCCAGTAACATCTTCAAGGTACATTTCAAGTGCATATGCTGAGGTGTATGTTTTTAATGTATCTTCACCATACAATAAATCTACTGAATCACGAGAACTTCTTGGCAGATAAAAAATATCCATGCCATAGATTTGCATGGCCTCAATGACAAGGTCTTCCACCAGCAATTGCTCGCTGGTAATTTGATTTATTGGAAAAGGATTAAAGTAGAAGTTGGTAGGCATTCATTATCAACCCATCATAATTTCGCCAGGAAGAACATTGATTACTTGCATTTCTTCTTCAAGTTTTTCAAGTTCTTCACGAGCTTCGGCCATAATGCGAACACCATCAAGTGTTACACCACCTGGCATTTGTATGCCAGCAAATTTGGATAAATTATTACCCCATTGAAGTTTAATCAATGCAGTAGTATATTTCTTTAAGAATCTATCATTCCAAACATCTGAATAACCAGCAGCAGTCATTGTTGCACCAGTTTGTGTTGTTGTAAATGGGCCACGAACTGTAATGGATGTTGGTGAATTAATTTTATCAATCTGTAATGTTTCTGTACCAAAGGTAACAAAATCATTTTCTAACAATTGTTGGTCAAATATTGTGCCTGTTCCAACTACTGTATTAGAAGCAGCTGTTGTTGCACAAGTACCAGTTAAAGTAATTGTTTGTGGGTTTAATGTTCTATAACATTCAACAACCACATATTGACCTGGTTGAATATCTCTTGTCCAATCTATATCTAAAAATACTTTGTTTTGTTTACGATTAAATCTAAACTGTGGTGTACCAGAGAACAATAATTGAAGTGTTCTTAAATGTTGCATGGTAATTTCATATGACACATAACTTACCGATGTAAAGTCATAAAGGTCATGCAAGCGTAATTGATATCGTAGGTCAAACATATTGACAGATGCATTAGAATTATCAAATGGAAATACACCTGTTACAAATGTAACCGCATCTGGTGCATAAATCCAACGGCGATTAATATCTTCAGCTGTGAGTTGATGTTTCATGTAAATCTTTTCAGTACCATCAAAATGATAATCTTCAAAGTAACTTAATGCTTCATCAATACGGTCATCTACTTGGTCATCATCCACATTGATTTCAATGACAGGCTTACCAAGTTTTCTTAGACAATATTCTTTTAGTTGAGCACGAGAAGCTGGTTTTGCCATTTTTTATCCTAGAGCAATTGCAAATGCGATAGCACTTGGGTCAGTAACCACTTGAGTCGAAACTGCATTAATTCTGCCATTTGCTGATATAGTAATTACAGGATAGTAACCAGAATTACCATATGTTTGTGATGGTGAAATACTAATGTTTGTAAAGTCTGTATTTGCTTGAGCAAAAGCACCATTGGCATATAGTGCAGCTGAGTTTGCTACATGACTTGGAGTATTAGCGGCAAGAAATGCTGAGTTAGCGTAAGATGCAGCTGAGTTAGCTACTGCAAAACCGGAGTTAGCATAACCAGCGGCACTATTAGCAACATGACTTGGAGTATTAGCAGCAAGGAATGCTGAGTTGGCATATGAACCTACTGTTACTGCTTTGGCATCAGCTGTGTTAGCAGCTGCAAAGGCGCTATTAGCATAAGTTCCAGCATTTGTAATGTTAGTATTCTGAGTTAAATCAATACCCAAACTATTGTTAGCAATTATAAATGCTGAGTTAGCATAGCTTGCACCAGAATTGGCTACCGCAAATCCTGAATTAGCATAACTAGCGGCTGAATTGGCTACATGAGTTGGAGTATTAGCAACTAAGAAAGCTGCATTGGCATATAATCCAGAATTTACAGCTTTAGTATCTGCTGTATTGGCGGCAGTATAAGAATTGTTTACATAAGGTAATAAATCAATACCTCTGAGTGTAATGACAGTTGATTTAACATTAGCATTTAAAGTATCAATTGTAAATGATGGATCATTGATATTAATGTTATTGTTTGCACCAACTTCTTGTGTATAATTCTTAAAAAGATACCATTCTTTTGTGCCGGCATCACGGATAAAACCTGTGTGAGCATTGGTGCCAGCATTATAGTGTGCGGCAAAACCAACATCTAAAGCATCAGATGTATAGTTTCCTGTGCCAAGAAGGAATAATGTATCATTGGATGTTAACACACCTGCATTAGCAGTAAATGTGTTTCCTTGAATAATTAAATTACCAGTAATTGTAATATCACCAGTGATTATACCACCTGTATTAGCATTAACAGAATTGTTTGCTCTTGTGTAAGCAGAGTTGGCATAACTAGCACCAGAATTTGCAACGGCAAATCCACTATTTGCATAATTAGCAGCACTATTTGCTACATTGGTTGGAGTATTAGCAACCAAGAAAGCACTATTAGCATAACTTGCTGCAGAACTAATATTATTATTTTGTGTTAAATCAATGCCAAGACTATTATTAGCAGCTATGAAAGCACTATTAGCGTAACTTGCGCTAGAATTAGCTACGGCAAATCCTGAATTGGCGTAACTAGCAGCACTATTAGCTACATGAGTTGGTGTATTAGCGGCAAGGAATGCTGAGTTAGCATAAGTTCCAGCATTAGTAATATTGGTATTTTGTGTTAAATCAACACCAACACCGTTGTTTGCTGATAAAAATGCTGAGTTAGCGTAAGATGCAGCTGAGTTAGATACCGCAAATCCAGAATTAGCATAACTGGCCGCTGAATTGGCAACATGACTTGGGGTATTGGCAGCTAAGAAAGCAGTATTAGCATATGCTATAATTTCAATATCACCATCAAAGACAGC